AAACTGGAGTATCTCCATCATAAACTATTAAGCCTCCAGTGCCATTCTCAGGAAGAAAATCTCTAGGTGGAGCTGTCCATCCCCAGTCTTCCCACCATTTTACGAGTATTTCATTGTAATCTTTTTCTTCTAATATTCTAATTTGAAATTTCATATAATGCAAATATACAAAAATTTATGGATAACTCTTCATTATCTCACTCTCAATAGCAAACAAACTAATCTTATCTGTTTCATTACTTGTCATATCAAATAAACAATAGTGTCCTAGAACCCCGTGAGATTCAGCGACAGAATCCTTTAACGACATAAAGTACTCTGTTGTGCTTGGTATAAGGGTAGTACCTGGAACTGTAGTGTCAATAATAACCTGATTAATTCCTGCAGGTAAATCTATGTTTACAGCAGTTACTTTTCCTGCATACGCTGGTGTTCCTGGAACTGTTGGCGAAGCCCCTGTTACGAAGTAAAAGAAATCTCCAACACTTAGTGTTCCTCCTATTGATATTAATGGAGATATTGAAAAGTCTATTACGGTAGCTAACGCAGTACCTGAAACATTTGATGAAGTACCGATACCATTCAATGAACGTAAAGAGTATTGGTCTAGTGTAGCAGGATTTCCTCCTGAGTTTCTAACGAAAGCATACCAAGAAGATTCCTTTTTTTCAAACCAAGGCGACTCAATAAAACCTGAGTTTTGTAAGTCTGTTGATAGAGTAACACCCCAAGACGTATCTCCCTCTAAGTTTATAGTTTTAAATAACTTATTTTCTAAAGGAGATTTGTTAAACACACTCTTCATCGTAGTGGTGTATTGTATCCCGTAGAAGTTATTCCTAACAGGATTTACATTATGCCTGTAAAGGTTTCCACCCTTAAAAGTATAGAAGTAGTTATTCATACCAATCATCCAGTCTGGAGAAAAGGAATAAAATGAAGGAAATCCTTGTACGCTATCAGCGTATGTTAATGTGTAATTAGCCATATATTGTTATTAAGTACAGGTTGGACATTGTTCAGCAGGAAGTAGTAATCCTCCATCCTGCTCTCTAGATATATTACTGTCTGAATAGTAACCATCAGGTGCTAGATTGTTCAAATCCTCGTCTGTATAAATTGCTGTCGCTTCTTCAAATGTTTCAGCGTTTATGTAGTATGTTGCGTTTGTTGCCATTATGTAATTTTTAAGATGAACATCCACACCTTGTGAATGTAATTGTTACGTCTTGAAATACTCCATCAGTAATAGGTAAGGTAGAGGAGCAAACAACTTTTTGTTCCCCTGGAGCTATAGTGTCTTCAACTAAAACATCGAGAGAATCATAATAAGTAAATAAAACTATCTGTTCGTTTGAGTTCACTATAGTGTACTCAGAAGTAACAGCGTTACAGTTATATCCGCAACAAGCATCCTCAGCGTCAATTGTAGAGTAAGATAATGACAAAGGATTCTTAGTCCTCAAATCCCATATCAAGTAAAGATTACTTCCTTCATCAGGCATTGAGAAATTAGAGAAAAAATACTCTTCATTTTCAATTATTTCTGCTGTTGTAGTCGCATTTTCTAGTAAGAACTCTATGTCAGATTGATTATTCTCATAAACCTCTTCAGTACTGTAATACAAGAACCTATTAGTTTCGGGATTAAATTCAAACGAGTCAGATTGATTTTTCTCAACCAACATAGTTACCTCAGAATCATCTGTAGGTATAACTCCAGAACCTTGAGGGCCTGAGAACTCACTAAATGAGCTTACGTTAGGATTAAAATCACCTATTGAAAGAGCTATTCTATCAGTATAAACAGGTGAAGGACCGCTTCCGTCATTAGTACTCATACCTGTAGTAACTACAGGAGGTGTTCCAATAGGTATATTCCCTGCAGGAATCCCTGGTCCATTTGCAACAACAATCCATCTAATATTTATTCTCCTGTAGTCTGGACACCCTACAAAAACCTCTAGCCCAAGTACTGAACCTGTAGTGCTTATAGTTATATCAAATTGAGTTTGCCCAGCAAGACTTTTAGGTATACTTATACTTCCTGGTACAGTAACAGCACCTGATGTGTAAGTTACCGAGTTGTAAACAACATCAATAGTAACATCTTCAATTAACCCAGGAATATTCCACCTAACTTCAGTGAATCCAACTATATTACCTACGTCTACGCAGTATGTATAATCATTATTTGACTGAACATCAATAACTCTAAAGTCATTACAATCAGAGCATCCTATTTCTGAGGGAAGTAAATTTTCGTTTGATGACAGAACATACTCGTTAGAGTAAGGGTCAAAACCACCAATCTTCTGAGTATTGAATGCGTCAATAAACAAATCTCTAAACCAAGAACGCATCCCTTGTTCTGAGATTACTTTTACTTGGTCTCCTGCAGACTCATCATTTCCTCTCATTTGTATTACCACTCCTCTCTTTGCGTCAGTAAAAAACTTATCGTATCCCCACTTAGCATAACTTTCAGGGTTATGGCTTATACCATACTCCTCAGTCTTTGTAACTTGCTGGCCTAAAACCTCAGGGACAGATGTAAGTGCGCTACCTCCTCCTGCGTCTGAAAGAATATTCTTTCCTGCAAGCACATAAGATATTTTATCTTCCTGAAGTACAAGCACATTGGTTTTCTTTCCGTCAAGTTTCTGAATAGAACCAAAAGACTCCTCTAAGGGTTTAAAGTTCAAAAGTCCTAAATTAAACTCGTTTAGTTTGTTCACGTTAGTTTCGTCATTGAATACTCCACTGTAAGTTAAATCAGCAAATCTATGAGCCTCCTTGTAGTCTTCAGCAGAAACACTCATCACTCTGTTCCCTATACGAAATTGTTTTCCAGAAATAGAATCAAGAATCTTGTAGCTTTCAACTCCGTTTCCAAATGAGAAGCAGTTGAAGAAAGCAGTATTAATTATTGCAGACTGAGCCGCTGATTGATTCTGAACATTGCCTTGGTGAAATCCATTAGCAATAGGAAAAGATTCGCTGGACTCATAAAAAACATCAGGCAAAGCATCTGTTGGTATTGTTTCAAAAACAACCTTACTATCTGCCTCATATATAGATATAGAACCACTACCTGAAACCTCTCTGTTTTTGGTAGTACCGCAAGCTCTTGTTCCTGTTATAACTAAAGTTAATTCGTTAGTGATAGAATTCCTTCGAAAGTACCATTTATCAGTACACAAATTAGGAGACAACGAGGAAGTCTGTATTCCTGTATAAAATTGGTCTACAATTGAACAACTTCCTGAATCAACAATTTTAGTTCCAGAGTTTATAGTACTCGATATACCGTCTCCAATAAACCAATCATATAAATTTGCATAATTATCACTTGAAGTGTATTGCGTTGAAAAAACACGTTTTCTTTGTTCGCACCTATTTCCAAAGCCTCCTTTTCGCTCGTATTCAAATTTAATTTCTATCTTCGTATTCGTAGGTATTGGTACATCAATGTATTTTCCTGGTAGAGATGGGTTTGGTTTGCTAACAGAAACTGTGCTAATAAAATAAGAATTATCTCCGTTAGTAGTACTGCTATTAGAGTCGGTATAAGCGTTAGTAGATACCACTTGTGTACTGAAGTCATTAGTATTCATCTTCATGTAAACTCCCGAAGGAGGTACATCTCCGTTTTTTGTAGTTATAAATCCGCTAGCTTGGGCTTTCTTCTCTAAAACTGTAGCTATAGCACAATCATTAGTTGCTCCTGAAGTGTCTGATTTAACAATATATCTATCACCTTCCTCTACCTTTCTTGCGTTTTCTCCTTCCAACATAAAGTATACGTTACCAGAAGTATCTTCCTCAAAGATAAACTGAGTGTAAATAGTGTCATAATTTTCTTTATCTGGCTTAATTAAAAACTTGTATCTTTTCGCCCATTTAGGAGGCTTTTGTGAAGTAGGTATTGTTACTTTTATTGAGTTAACAAGGTCAGATAAATCGCAAGAAACATGCTGCGTATTCCTAGAACTAACCAAAGGAATTGTAGCTCTATTGTATTCATCCATGTAAGATATAGCAATATCATAATCTCTATTACTATGTAAGCTTTTGTTTGCTTTTATATCTTCAAATTCACAAGAAGCTTTATAAACAGAGTAGTAATCATAAAAATAACCGCCAGAAGGGTTGTTAACGTCATACACACTCTGTATTGCAGGAAACTTCATTCCTATAACATTACTTGCAGGAGTACTTATAATCTCTATGGGTTGTGCATTTGCACTTATTCCACTTGCAAACTTAGTGATACCATAAGAAACGTAGTCAAAAGATGCGCAGTTATACATGTCCGTAAATGTAGTTCCAGTACAAGATGTAGGGTTTATAGCGTCATATATTGGTAATATATTAACAGAAGTTCCTACTTTATTAACAAAATCAGTGCTAGTGGCCAAGCTGTAAATATCTGTATAGCTGTTGTTTAAGTTGAAAACAAAAAAAACATTAAAAGAAGGTGTTACGGCTGGGTGAGTACTATTTCCTGTATAAGAATCGTACAAGAAAGTAATGCTAAAGTTAATTGAAGTTCCTGCTCTTAGTAGATTAAGTCCTGTCGCAGGTATAAGCTGACTCAAATCGAAATTAACAACTCCGTCAGTAATGTTTACAGTTCCGTCAATAGTGTAGTTTGAAACACTCTTTGTTACTGGAGACAAGTCTTTAAAGCTTGGGTCATCAGATATTAAATCAGTAAAGTAATTAATCTTGACAGGATTGTCGTTTGAATCAATCAAATCATATCCATCTTTATAGTTCCCGTAAACAAGTCTTTTACTCATAATAGTCTGAGCTTTTGCAAACTTAGGTACATTGTCGTAAAGCCTTAGAATCTCTGAATCTGGCAGTATTGTATATATTTTACTATTATCAAAAGTGTATGTTTGAAAAGCATTGTCTGACCAACCTTTCTCCTTCTTATCAAATTTTTCAATCACTCTAATAATAGGGTCGTTTGCATCCTTGTACAGCAAATCAATACCGACCACTAATTCACTTCCTGTGTTAAAGTTTATTATAGCAGCGTTTAAAGAATTTTCCATACCGCTATTTAGGACATTATCCTGTCCTATAACAAATCCTTTAGGGAAAAATGCAGGCTCAGAAAACTGAGATGTAGCTGAATATTCATTGTCATCATATTTGTACCTATAAGCAAAACATAAAAACCTATCCTCCATGTAATTAATGTCCTGACCTATATCAAACATATCAATAGCAGGAGAGGTTACAGGAGGCTTCTTGATAACAAGAATAGATTCGTAAAAAACCGTAGGGTTGGGGTCTAGATTTGATACAGGGAATGCGTAACTAATATCTAGGCTAATCTTTCTTGGAGGATTATAATCATCCGTAAAATATAATAGACTTTCATTCACCAAGTCAACACCAGTGATTAGGTGCTGTGGATTAAAGTTCAAAGTGGTATTCACACCTCCTCCGTCATCAATACTGATTATGTGATACTGCAAAAGAGATGTGTTGGTGTCGTATGATACTATCATGTCTAACTTGCCTATAGTCCCGACCGTAAAAGATGGGTCGTGCACAAACCAAATCAATCTCTCATTAGAACCATCCTCGTAAGCACCGATACATCTAGCATCAACACTTAATGGAGTTCCGTCAGTATAAGTTAAATTGGTTAGTGATAGGTTTCCTAATGAGTTTTCTATAGAACCGACATTGTTTCCCTCCGTAGAGTTAACCCTTACGTTTAATGCATCAATATATTCACCGTCTTGCATAAGACGAACATCGGTAGACTTATTCATCCTACCCTTGGTAAAACTTCTAGTTATATTTGCCATATTATTTTATAATCTTATTCTGACCTCTCATGTTCATTAAAAGTCTCCCTGGGTGTATATTACTGATTCTAATCTTTGCGTTCCTTAGAAGTGATGATTTGTCCTTCTTAGCTCTATTTACAACATACTCTTGAACTCCCAGTTTAGAATTAAGTATAGAGTACCTGATATACGCATAAATAAACTCCTCAAACATCTTATTTACACTAATGCTTGATTCGTCTCCGTTCTCCATACCATCCGACACGTATTCCAATACACATAATTCACCTGCCATGCTAGAGCTAAAGTTTATTACTCCAGACTTTTTATCTATCCTAAATGTAGGGTTTGAATTCGCAGTCTCAGTATTTAAACCATATCTAGCACCTATGCTGTAATCAAAATACCAAGCACCGTCAATATTGTAACCATCTTTTCCGTTATAAGCTCCGTCACCCAAGTAAATACTTTTTTTAGTTCCTGCTATTCTATCTGTATCTAAGAAAGAAAACTCTGGCTTTAAAACATTTCCGTCAATGTCAAAAAGTATTCTGTAGCTGTTATCCTGAAGATAAGCGTCAGAAGATGTTGCTTGAATATTTTCTGTAAGTGGTCTCAATACGCCATCCTTATACAAAGAAATTCTTACCCAGTTAACGTAATCAGGTGGCAAAACAAATCTAAGTAAGTCAGACACATTAAGCTCTAACGCTTTTATTTCCTTAAACGCATCGTAATTCAGCTCTTGCACACCCCTTTTAGCGTGAAACAAAACCTTATACCTCTCTTCATTATTTATTAATGAATGGTTTCCTGCGTACATCAGCATGAAGTTGTTTACTATGTCCTTAAGTGTAACGTACTGATAAGAACCCCAGTTTTCATTTTCTGGGTTTGCCCCTCCGTTCTCGTAGTATTCATATTGCGATATATATGCCATTATGCTTGTGTTTGATTTTCTTTTTGTTCTTCTCCATTTGCGAATTGTGATACGCTTGCTTCTCTTATTGAAATACCTGCATACTGCAATATCTTAGTCACCAGTGTAACCTCGTCATCCAACGGAAGCTCGAAGTCTTGATAATCAGATTGACTTGCATCAAACGCAGGCTCACCATTTGCTAAAACAATATAAGTCCACTTTGGTTCTTTTGGATACCTAATGTACTGAGCTAATACCTGCCCATCGTTTTTCATTTTCTTAGGAAATATTGAAGCTGCTCCTGACTCCTCTGTGTAAACAGGGAATATTTCAGATGGTGCTGTAAACGGACTACTATTAAGCATTGTTATTTTGCTATGACCTACCCTCTCTGCTTCGTTCTGAACCGATGAGAATATAGAATAATCTCCTGGTAAAGATGTAAATATATCACCATCTAAGGATAGAACCGTGTCGCTCACTATTGCAGTTACTTCTGCTGAGGAATAAGTGGTCGTGTTAACCACAACATCTCCAATAGCTACAGTAGCCGTAAAAGTAGCTGTTAAGTCTACTAATTGATTTGCAGAAACTGATGTGATAGTTCCGTTAACTCTAAACGTCTGGTAGGCTAATATTTTATTAATTAAATAGTAATCCTCTCCCGTTGTCGTTGCCGATGGTAAGAAAAATTTATTAGCGTTACTATATCTAAGGTAGTCTGTTTTACTAAACTCATCAATTACCTCCTCTAATCCTTTTGTAATATCCGCATAGCCTGTTCCTGAAGAGCGTTTATTTTCCTTGTTTATCTGGTAGTTATACTGATAAAAATAACTTTCAAATATATCCATCTGAGCTTGCTTTGAAAACAAGTTAAAATCTGATGGAGATAAATATCCGTAGTTATTTTTATTTAGTACAGACAGTACCGTATTTCTAACTGTGTTTATCATCCTTTGCTTTTTTACAAAGATAAGCAAAAAAAAAGAGGAGCATAAAAATGCTCCTCCCTCTACTGTGTATATTTTTAATTATTATTCTTATAATAAATTTTCAAGCATTTTCAATGATTCTAGACCATCGTCACTTGATAAGTAAGAAGCTACCGTCTCCTTGGAATCATTTCCGTAAGGAACTGTTAGCATTCTTGTTTTATTTGAGGATGTGTTGTACCAAACCTCTGTATTATTTTTTCTGAAAGATATTAAACCTTTATCAAAAAACAACTGAACATTACCCTGTAACTGTAGATTAGGGTCTGTTAGTGTGTCTAAAAAGTATTCAGGTTCTCTTTTTGCAAAAACCAATATATCACGCCTTACTTCGGCAGTAGACATCTTTGATGTGTCTCTTCCAAATAGTACTCTGCTTATATTTTCAAGCATATTAACGTCAAGTTCTTTTGCAGCTATAAGTGCATCAATTTCTAGGTTGAGTATTTCAACATCTATTGAGGCATCTTTTTCATTGTCAATCTCTACGAACTTAACCCCATTAAGTGGGTGGTAGTGTAAAAACTCTTGAAGTACTGGATTTGTTCTTGGAACGCTTAACATTCCGTCTTCAAATACCACAGGCTGTAATATTGCATTATCATCCTGTTCATCTTCAAATGGTGTCTTTTGGTTTGATGAGTAACGAAGTACTCTGTTAGAGTTGGTGTCTTCGTCAAAATACATTAAAGGAAACTTTCTTGAGTTCCTTGTAGGCAGCATGTAAGAAAGAGGAGCTGCGTCTCTTGTTAGTTTGTAGAACTTATCTACACTTTTTGTTTTTTTCTTTGTCATTTGATATAATTTTTATTTGATTTATATTAAAAAAAATAGAGGTCGCAATTTGCGACCCCTACCTTTAGTTTTTATACTTAGTCTTGGAATAAGAAGAAGTTGTTTGCACCTAAAGTACATACAGCTCTCTCAGACAAGAAGTTCACTTCCATAGCATCTAAATCGCTAGTCTGTGCACCACCTGCTGAACCTGTAATCCATGTCTTGTAACGTCTGTCTTCAGTTTCAGAAGCTCTGTATCTAACGTGTAAGAATGGTCTCTTAGCGTTTTTCCCCATAACTTGGTCATAAACAGATGTAGAACCTGCTGGAACTAATAGTCCGCTTACAGCTCCTGTTGCTAATCCACCTCTCATTGTTGGGTCGTTTAAGTACTTCCAATCTGACTTGTAGAAATCGTATCCTCTTCTGAATCCTGTGAATCCTAAGTTAAGAGCCATCTCTTTGTCATTATCGAAAAGACCGTAAGATGTACCTCCTGAACCGTAAGAGTTCTGACTAGCTAACATATCGTCAATACCGAAACCAAAGTCTCTGTCTACAAACAATACATTTTCTTCGATAGCACCCTGCTTGTCTAATCTAGATACAACACTATCCCACTCTAATAAAGAAACTGGAAAACCACCTCCCCATACGTTTCCTCTGTTTTCAACAGAATAGAAGATACCTTCAGAACCTTTAGCTGCTGCTGCGTTTACAGCATTTGTGTTAGCCATTGGTACAGCCTCAATCATTGAAGTTTCCAAGTAGTCATCGAATCTCAAACGAGTTTCGTGCTCAGACTTCAAGTACCATAAGTATCCGTTAGCTCCGTTTTCAGTAGTAACCTCAACCCATCCAATTTGAGCCATATCAGAACCTGATACTGCATACTTATCTTTTAAGATAATTGGAGAGTTTTCAAAGATTGAACTATCAGCCTCTAAAGAACCTTGCATTCCATTTGTTCCTTTTTTGAATTCAGAACCGTAAATGAATACGCTTAAAACCTCTGCTGCTGCAAAAGCCTGTCCTGCTGCTTCATAGTAAGCTACTGTAAAAGTATTTCCTGTTGGTACTGCAGTAACGATAGCCTTATTAGAACCTGTCGCTCCTGAAACCATTACAGTCTGTCCTACTCTGATTGCGATAGAAACATCAGCGTTAGCAACTAAAGGATTAGTTCCTGGTACGCCTGCGTCTGCTACTGTAAATGTAGCCACGTCATCTCCTACTAATGCAGTTGTAGTTACGTTAGTGTATTTTGTGTGTAGTCTTCCTTGCTCTGACCACTTGATAAGGTCTGAGTTAGAAGGCATTTCAGCTCCTACCATTCTTAAGAATGAAGATACTGTTCTGTTACCATATCTTTCGAATTCTTTCTCGTAAGTATCTGGAAGATACTGATTCAAGAAATCAAAGTTGGTAATGTAGTTTGTTGCCGTAGGGACTTGTTGAGCACTTGGCTGTAAATCAAATCCTGGCGTTGCATTTACTTGTCCTGCCATTTTTTTTGTTTTTTAATGTTTATTTTTTACTTCTTATTTTTAAGCCTTTCCCAGCTCCTGGGTTTAAAGCTTTAAATTGAGTCCCCCCTTTAGAGTTGAAGTTAGGCGTTGAACGCTCAGACATATTCACGTTCTTAGTCTTTCGCATTACATCATCTACTGCCTCCGATTTACCTTGCTCGTAAAAGAACTTAGCAAATTTTTCAGGGTTCATCGCTACGGCTAATGACTTGTGGTATCCGACAGCGTCTTTAAGTAACCCATCATCATCCAAGAACTTCTTAATGAAATTCTGTGGAGTCTCTTGAATTGACTTTAATTCTGCTGCATCACCAGGAGAGAATGAAACCTTCTTGTTATCATCAAGGGAAAACTCAAAACCTTTGAACTCTCCTCCGAAAACTTCGTCAGTCTTCTTCATAAACCATTCAGATTTACGATTTGCTTCCTCCTCATAAGTGGTCGCCTGTTGAACATACTGCTTATACTCCTCTAAACCCCTTGCGTCTTCTTCAGAAATAGAACTCCCACTTGACTCAAGAGGAATCCTGTATTTTTCTTTTTCAGACTCAAAGTATTCTTTAGCCTTGGCAATAGTTTTCTTTTTATTTATTTTAATCTTCTTAATATCTGACTCCTCATCGTAGTCTTCATCGTAATTGTAGTCCTCCATTAAAGCATCAATATCTTCGCTATCTAGCCCTTTCTCTGTAGCTGCCAAGTAATCCCTTAACAAATTGTCAGGGTCTTGCGAATCAATATCTCTATTTAACTTAACAAAGTCATTAATATCTCTACCTGTTTCTTGTTTGTACTTATAATAAGCAGCAACATCTTCGGGTAAATTAACTTCAGAACTTTCTTTTTCAGCAGTAATCTCTTCTAATGAAGATAACTCCCTTCCGTATTTATTCTTAATAAATGAAAGGATATCCTCCTCCCTTAATTCAGTATCTGTAACTATATTTTCTTCGGCTACATCTTCTTCTAAAGGAGCGTTAACATTTTCTGTTACACTTGTAACCTCTGGCTCACCGTTAAACTTCTCTTCGTGTTTAACTAAAAGGTCTCTTTCAATTTCTTGAGTAGACTTCTCTTCTCCTTGTACGACTTCTCTTACTTTAATTTCCATTGTTATTTGATTTTATTTGCAAAGATACATAAATTTTATTATAACTATCTAGGATTGAACTCAGCGAAGTCAAAACCATCAAGGCTATCTTCGTTAGATTCAAAATTGACAGGTGGTAAATTATTTTTTCTTTGCTCGATTAATTTTGATTGTTGTGTACTCTGCTGGCTTATTCTTTTGGATTTAGCATCCTCCTTCATAACCTCTTTATCTTTTACAGCATTAACCTCCACTCCCTTAAGCTGCATCTGTAAAGAAAATTCTTTATCCATTAGCTCTACTTTTAATTGAGCCTCTCTCTCCATCTTTATCATCAACCCATCTATCTCAGATTGATTAATCTGCATCTTAGATTGAGTCTCAGCCTGTATCTTCTGCATAGCTGTTTGAGCAGCAAGTTGTTGCGATTGCTGTTGCTGTTGTGCTTGCATAGCCTGATTCTGCATAGCCATCTTTTCTTCTCTCTCTTGCTTATTAATACGCTTCATTTTTAGAAGCTGATTAGCTAACTTAAGATTCTTTATCTCTCTAATATCAATAGCATCTTCAAGGTTGATGTCTGCTTTAGATAAAGCAATTTGTATATTCTGCTCAAGCATTGCTTTTTGCTCTTCGTCTGGAGCTATTTCAATAAAAATACCAAAGTCATAAATATATAAATCTGAAATCTCATTTAATATTCCTACATTGTACTTCCCTATCTTATTTATAAAGTCCTCCTTAAAATCAGAATACTGTAATATATCTGCAACCCTATACGATATACCTTCAGATAGTGCTCTATAAATATAAAGACTTCCATCTAATATATGCCTAGTAGCAGTGTTAGAGTTTAATGCTGCTAACTTCTGAACGCCTACTAAAGCATTTGAGTCAGGTGTTGAACCATCTCTAGCTTCATTAAGACCAGTTACAGAACGAATCATGTTTAAGTAATGATTATAGTTACCTATAAGCATCTGCATCTTGCTTGCACCAGAATTAGATGTAAGTTGCTGAATTGGAACTCTTGCGTTGTTAAATTCTCCATCTTGAGTATACGACCTACCAATAACAGAACCTGTTTGGAAGTATAACTTTAAAGCATCCTCTGGATTGTATGCAGCACCTGTCCCCAGGTCTACCTCGTTTAACCCATCTGCATCAATAAAGACACCATCAGGGACAACCTTAGCAATTACCTGCTGTATTTTTAAATGAGTAATTTGTATTAAATCTGCAAAAGGAATCATCCTTCTAACTAAAGACTCAATGTTACCCTTGTACATTCTTGGAGCACAAGCCACGTAGTTAGGAATAGCGTGCTGAGATGAAGACTTTGGTCTCACCATATTTTCAGCCATTTCCCACTTAAGAATGATATTTGTCCCCATAACCATAACGCCATCATACCAAACGTCAATAGTTTTTGAAACTTTTTCAAACTTAGCTTCTTCCATCATTTCATCAGGAGGATTAAACCCATCATCCTTTTCTATCATTTTTATGTTTCCGTTATCAGAAACCTTCTTCTTGTATACTATATTTTTAGTGGTCTTGTAGTTGAAGTAAAGAAGAGTAGCCGTGTCTTGACTAAAGATATCATTGTCATAATTCTGAGCCACGTTATAGTAATCGTACCAACTCTGACCACTTTTAGATATAGTCTCTAACTGTTCGTTAGTTATCGTAGGGTCAATCTTTCTTATCTCATTAACGTGAACAGATTTAATCTCTCCCCAATAAAAACAATCCTTAAAGTGAGGGTCTTCTGTGTAACTATAAACCACATTTGCTGGGTCTACGTACTTAATCTCTACTCCTGAACCTGGTAAAAACTCGTGCTTTGCAATAGACACTCCTAATACGGTTAAATCGTAATCAAGCCTCTTTCTTAAGTCAATGTATTTGTTTTCCTCTAGTATAGTGTTAATAGCCTCTTCCTCTGCTATTTCAATAGCAGGCTTAAAATTAAGCTGCATATAAAGAGATAGTTCTTCGTCTGTCTTAGGCAAAGTTTCTGGGTCTACAACAAAAGGATTAGCTCCAGTCTTCTCCTGAATAATATCAAGAATAGGCTTTGCAATCATTTGCTTTTCAAGAGTCTTCTGATACTTGTTCCTGTTAGATTGAGATAGTGCGTCCTGAGAGTAAGCCTTAACTTTAAATAATCTGTCAGACATTCCGTTAACAACAATATCTACAAACTTAGGTAGTATTGGAACTGGTGTCCAGTCAAGGTTTAAGTAAGATAAGTCTCCATCAACCGAAATCTCGTTCTTGTACTTACCCACAGACTGTTCCCCTCTAGCGTATAACCTTAACCTATTAAATTCTCTTGATTGCTCATAGAATCTACAGTTATTACTATCTTTTTTAAACCACTCATACTGAATAGCTTGACCAATCTGCAAACCAAATTCTTCTGTTTTTTTCTCTGCATCAGATGCAAATTGATTAGGAAAACTTGTTGACTTTATATTTACGTTTATTTCTTTCATCTAATTATTTGGCTTCGATTTCCATCATTACTATACCTTGCAAAGTTAATACTTATTTTTGATTGTGTTTTTTCAGTCTTATAAAGGTTTTTTTGACAAGCCATTATTGCTAATCCAGAGCTAATAGACGCATCATGTTTCGTTCTGTTGTTGATATCAAATTTAGCCCAATCCTGAAGTGTTCTATTAAATGGCATAGACCCTATATCTTCAGAATTTCTAAAAGCTCCGTCCATATCGAATCCAACATGCTTTTCTATATAAGACTCAATAGATGCTGCGTGAGCTTGCTTTATATCTTCAGATGAGTTAGGTATCCCACCAAGTTCTTTCTCTGTCTTAGAAAGCTTGTTATACACCTTGTCAGGTCTATTAGTGGAAAAGCCTCTGTACCCTCTATTTTTAAAGTGATATAAAAGCCTCGGCTTATTGTTCTCCACAAGAATAGGCATACCATAAAAAACACAAGCCATCAAAACATCCTCAAAGAATATTTCTGCCGTCTGAGGTCTAGCTATGTACTCTAAGAAAA